GTAAAGGACAACTGGCAGGTTTTTCCTACCCGCAGCCGTATGCCGAACGCGCTGGGATACAGATACGGACACGGCTATACCCTACTTCGGAAACGGAACGTACTGCGGCTGAAACGGCAGATCTCCAGAAGCACCTACAAGCGCAAGCACCACAAGAGAATACCACCGCGGTTCGCTGCCGGCCTGCTCTCCAGGCTGGGACAGCTGCGGCACTGCAACAGCACAACGTTTTACAGGATATACGTACCGTATCGGTTGCAGACGACACTAAAAAATGTGATTAGAGAACAATCCCGAAAGGAGCAAAGAAGATGGAACACAGTTATATCTACGGAACCGTCCGCGTGAACGGCGAGCTTCTGGAGAACCTGAAAACCAAAGGCCCTACCCATACCAACCTTTCCGGCTACATCAACAGCGTGCAGGAATACAAGGACAGCGTTGTGACAGACCGCTGCCTGATCGTGGAGAAATACCGCAGCGCCGAGGACGACGAGGGCAACTGCTACGACTGGTATGTGATCGACAAGCACTACTGCTACGTGGACACCGCAAGCCCCGTGATGGAGGATATCAAGGAAACCAAAAAGGCAACGGAAATTGCTTTTGTCACCCTGGCAGAGATCGGCACCATCGACGGCGTGACCGCCGGCGAACACAGCGCGATGTTTGCGGAGTGGGCCGCCGACGTGGACTACGCAGCCGGAAACCTGCGCAGGTACCAGGACAAGCTGTACCGCTGCATTTCCCCGCACAGGAGCCAGGCAAGCTGGACACCGGACGCAAGCCACAGTCTCTGGGTGAGTGTGAGCGATCCCGCCATTGAGTGGCCCGACTGGAGCCAGCCAGTCGGAGCCGAGGACGCATACCAGAAAGACGACAAGGTGAAGCACAATGAAAAGCAATGGACGAGCGACGTTGACAACAACGTATGGGAGCCTGGTGTATATGGCTGGACGGAGGCTTCCGTATGAGCGGGTATGACTTCGACACCGTAGCGGAGCTTTGCGAGATCTGCAAGGAGCTGCTGCGTATCGTCGAGGCGCAGGAAAGCCTTTTGGCGCAGTTTGGAGCGATAGAGGAGGCGGAGGCCACGGAGGACGCGAAACGCCGTCTGGCGGCCTTGCAAGGCCCTCTGTCGCCACGATAAATCAAAGGATAAGGAGGTAAGTGCATTATGAAAGTAAATGAAGCAATCGCGCAGGCGAACAAGCTGCGTCTCAACACGCTGGACGACGAGCAGAAAGCGAAGTGGCTGCACGAGCTGGACTGCGATATTGCGGAAATGATGGGCGTACCGGATCCGGCGCTTGTGTGGCCGGAGGAGGACGCGGAGCTTCTTATGCCGGCACCGCACGACGATATCTACGCGCTTTACCTTGTGGCGCAGGTTGACTTCTACAACCAGGAAAGCAGCCTGTACGCAAACGATATGGCGATCTTCAACGCGGCATACGACGATGCGCGAGCGTGGTACAGACGGCACCACGTGCCGCAGAGCAAAGGGAACTGGAGCGTGATGTAAATGAGCAAGACATTACCGAGTATCCCCTACGCGATGCAGAAAAGCAAAAGCGAGATCGTTGCGATGCGCGGGATCAATTTCAGCGACGCGCTGCAAGACGGCGATCTTGCCGAGAGCAAGAACCTTTCCGCAAGGAGATATCCGTATATCGCCACAAGGAGAGCAAGAGCAAAGCAGGCACAGTATGCCGGCTGTACGGCTATGACCGCCTGGGCGAAGCTGGTTGTCGTTCAGGGAACCGACCTGCTCTATGACGGGGCCGTGCGCGGCCAGGTGACGGCGGGTGCGAAGCAGTTTGCCGTCGTGAACACGAAGCTGGTGATCTGGCCGGACAAGGTGTACCTTGACCTGAATACGATGGAGCTGCTGCCGCTGGCAGAGCTTTTGACCGGAACGGGCGCGGTATTCACCGGAAACAGCATCACGATTGCCTGGGACGGCGTTGACCTGACGGAGCATTTCAAGGCGGGAGACGCGATCACCGTATCCGGCTGCGTCACCGAGGAGAGCAACAACAAGGATATCGTCATTAAGAGCGTGACCGCGACAGAGATCTTCGTGAACGACGACACCTTTACGGAGGCAACGGAGAGCGACATGCCGATCAGCTTTGAGCGGAGCGTGCCGGATATGGACTATATCTGCGAGAGCGAGAACCGCCTTTGGGGCTGCTCCAACAACAAGCAGACGATCTACGCCAGCGCCCTGGGCGATCCGACCAACTTCAACGTATTTCAGGGCCTGTCCACGGACAGCTATGCCCTTGCCGTCGGCAGCGAGGGAGAATTTACCGGCTGCTGCAAGCTCTCCAGCAGCGTGCTGTTCTGGAAGCAGAACAAGCTGCACAAGATGCTGGGTACCTACCCTGCCGAGTATTCCCTTTACAGCTACGACATCGAGGGGTTGCAGGCAGGCTGCCACAAGAGCTTGCAGGTTATCAACGAAGTGCTGTTCTATATGGGGCTGCACGGGATCTACGCCTATTCCGGCGGTACACCGAGCCTGATATCCGCAAACTTCGGAGAAAAGGCGTTTACGGACGCTGTTGCCGGCAACGACGGCGACAGCTATTACCTGTCCGTTCGGGACGGCGATGCCTACCGGCTGATGATCTACGAGACGCGCAGCGGCATCTGGGTTCACGAGGACGATATCCGCTGCATCGACTTTGCCAGGATCGGCAAGGATATGTACTTTGCCGACGGAGACGGAGACATCTACCTGGCAGACACGGGCGCGGATGATCCGGACATCGAATGGTTTGCGCAGTTCACACCGTTCTATGAGACGATCCAGGGCCGCAAGGTGTATTCCAAGATGCTGCTACGGCTGGAGCTGCCGGAAAAGTCCTATGTGATTGCATCGACAAGGCAGGACGGCGGGCCGTGGCGAGAGGCTGGCCGCGTTGTCGGCAGAGCGGTTGACGCGGTGCCGATGCGTATTCCCCTCACCCGCTGCGACAAGTTTGAGATCCGGCTTTCCGGCAAAGGCCCCTGCGCGATCCTCTCTATCCTGCGCGAGTTCAGTGTTGGAAGCGAGGTATAAGCTATGGCAGTATTTCCGGAAAATATGGACAAGCTCAACGTGCAGGATCCCGCAGCATCGCTTTCCGTCATTGAAAACTATATCCGCTATATGAGCGAGCGCATTGAGTTTTCGATGCGGAATATGACCAAGACCGTGAGCGCGGCAGGCGTATCCAGCGCGGAGCTGTATATCCTGTTGCAGGCGCAGGCGCAGATCCTTGCGACAGTGCAAAGCGCCATCGGCATTATCCAGGGCAACATCACGGCACTGCAACACAGCGTGCAGGAGGCACAGACGCAGATCGGAGCGATCCAGGATCGCCTGGGCGAATTTGAAAGCACGGATCCCACCATCAAGGCAACGCTTGTTGACTTCGAGGCGAGAATACACGCGCTGGAACACCCGACTACATAAGGAGGTTATGAGAAAATGAAACAGAAAGCATTGATCCTGCTGCCCCTCTCCCTTTCCCTCTTTGCCTATGACAAGAACACGGACTATCAGGAGAAGATCAACCAGGCGGTTGCCGAGGGAAACTATCAGGCGGCTGCCCTGTATGAGCAGCAGAGAAACGAGAAGATTGCCGGCGAGGGTATGAACTACCAGCAGACCAGCAACTATTCCCAGTACCTGAACAACGGAAACGGCGGCGTGAGCGGCGGCAGCTGGGTTGGCGGCAACGCGGGCTATCAGGGACAGTACAATCCCAGCAAGGACTACGACTACGCAGCGAATCTGCAACAGCTGATGAACGCCGGCTATTCCGACGCGGACTACCTGGAACAGCTGCTGAACGAAAGAACGCTGAAAGCGATGGACAATGCTGCCCTGGGGCAGTACGCCAACGATGCCTTTTCCACAGAGGTACGCAACTACATCAACAACCTGCGTGCGAACCAGTTTGACCTTGACAGTATCCTGGCGAAGATCGAGGGCGCTATCGGCCCCGCGCCGTCCTATTCCTCCGACTGGGACGACACAAAGAACCTGCTTGCGCAGGCTGCACTGGATATGAAGTATGAGGACTGGGCGAACAGTGACCAGTACAAGGCACTGGCAGACCGCTACGGCCAGCAGGGCAAGCTGTCTATGCAGGATCTCCTGGGACAGGTGGCAAGCCGCACAGGCGGCCTTGCAAGCTCCTACGCGGCAACCGTGGCAGACCAGCAGTACAACGACTATATGGCGCAGCTGGAGGAAGTGGCACGGCAGATGTACGCCGGAGAGCGCAGCGACGCGATCCAGAACGCGCAGATGGCCTACGACTTCGCAGACAGCGATTATCAGCGCTATCTTGATCAGCTGGCACAGTACAACGGAGACCGCAGCTATGCCTATCAGGTGCTTTCCGATGCCCTGGCGCAGAGCAACTACAACAGAGAGTGGCAGAACACGCTGGAGCAGCAGGAATACAACCGCGGTCAGGCCAGCCGGAACGAGGCGCAGCAGCGCATTGAAAACTATATCGCCGCCGGCGGCAGCACGGCAAACCTGGATCCGGCCCTTGTTGAGAGCAGCGGCTATTCCGCGGCAGAGCTTGCGGCCCTGGAGCAGTATTACACGGCGCAGAACACACCGAAAGCAACCGGCGGCAGCGGCGGCGGCAGCGGTGGTTACACCGGCGGTGGATCCGGAGGCGGCGATCAGGGTACCGGCGACAAGTGGGCCAACGTGACCGACTGGGTGAACAGATACGGCGAAGATGCTGCCGAAGATTACATCGGAGAGCATTACAAAGATCTGGGATACAGCAGCAAGAGTGCAGCGGTATCCGGCTGGAAGAATTACCAGCTTGAAAACGGGCTGACCGTTCCGAACAGCAGAAACACCGGCAGTGGCAGCACGGCAGACAGGACAAGCCTTGATTACAGCGAGGACGAGGGTATCTTCCGCTGGAACGGGAAGAATTACAGCAGGACGAATGACCTGTTGAGCGACATTGACGCTGCCGACCTCACGGCAGAGGAAAAGAACCAGCTCAAACGCAAATTCAAGATCTATGGGTTCGATATCAGCTTTTAAGGAGGTACAATCCTATGGCAACTCTCACAAGAATTAAAACCGGCGAAGTAGTGGGATCTACAAGGCTTACCACCGGAGCTGACACGATGAACGACGACAAGGCCGCTACCAAAAAAGCGGCCCCGTCGTCCTCCCCTGCCAGGGAAGAATGGGCCTCCGACAGCGGCAACGTGAAGCTCACAAGGATTGCACAGAAGCCAGCCGTCAGCACGCCTATTGCAGCGCCTGCGCAGATCAAGACGGAGGAAGAAAAGCCTGGGTTCTTTGATCGCGTATGGAACACGATCAAGGGCGGCACAAAGGCTGCCGCCTCCCAGACCTCCGAGGCGATGGCGAACCTGTATGCAGGCGGCCAGAAGCAGAGAAACGCGCAGATGCTGGACGACCTGAAAGACGTGGAATGGGCCGTTGCAATGGCGATGCGGGATTACGACTATTCCGTTAAGGACTACGGCGAAAATTCCGGCGACGCGACAGCGGCAAAGAACATCCTGGACAGCAACCTCACAAAGCTCGCTGCCTATGCAACCGTCCTGGGCGACGGCGTGTACGACCTTGCGTTGAACGAGGCACGCGACGCGGCAAACAGGCTGGGTAACTCCGAGGATCCGACGGACATTTACAGATCCCTTGCGCAGTTCGACCTTTCCGGCACCACCGGCGTGCAGCAAAAGGCCGTTGCGGCCACGTATGGGATGAACGACGAGCTGACCAATGCAGCCGTGCAGGATATCGAAGCGGCAAAGCAGGGCCTTGGCAAGGTTGGTTCAGCCGTCGTGGATTTCAGCGCGGGTATGATCCCGATTGCGGCACAGGTGGCAGCGGACGCAGTGGCACCTGGAACCGGTTCCATCGGGCGTACGCTCACCGTTGGCGGCGCTGCCGGACAGAGATACAGAGCAACTGCGGGCGAGGACTTCACGCCTGAAAACGCTGCTGCCGTTACGCTGGCGGCGGGCGGCGGCGGTGTCGCAGCTGGTAAGCTGCTCAGTCAGGGCATCGGCAGCCTTGGCATCAAGATGCTCAAAAACATCGGGCAGACCACCACCAGCGGCGTTGTGACCAACGGTGCGAACGGCTTGATGAACAACGTGCTGGCCAACATTGGCCTGGGCGGCGCAAGAGCCGTCGGCTATGCAGCCGGCGAAACCGGAGTGAACGAGATCACAAAGGCGGTAACCGAGGACAACTATACGCCGGACTGGGGCCAGATCGGCAGCAGCCTTGCAACCTCCTTTGCGTTCGGCGCTCTCACAACCGCTGTCGGAACCATCAAGACGACGCAGGCAAACAAGACCTGGATGCGGCAGTATTCCGATGCGCTGAAACAGCGGTACAGCATCTTTGAGCATTATTTGCAGTACGGTACGCCGGAGCAGAGAGCTGCCGCAGCGGCAGAGTACCAGACGATGGCAAGCCAGTTCCTGAACGGACTGGACAACCTGCACGCCGTTGGTGCGCAGGGCGAGATCAACGAAATCCGTTCTTTCGTATGGAATACGATGATGCAGATGGACGACGTGATCACCGCCGGCAACGTGTATAACGCAGGCACGCCGGTATCCGGCACGCCTATGATCGGCAACGGCGCTGCAAGCGCACAGCTGGCGCCCGTCGTTGACACTGCACAGGCGGGCGGGGAGATCGGCCTTGCAGCAGCCGGAAACAACGTACCCGCTCCCGCTGCTGAACCCACAGCGCCTGCGCCTGTCACGCAGGCACCTTCTACACCTGCGCCGGCACCCGCAGCACCTATTCAGGCAGAGCCGATTGCGCAGCAGCTGATGGCAGCGGGCGCTGACGAGGCAAGCGCACAGGAGCTGGCACCTATCCTTTCCGAGATCCTGGGCGGCCAGGAGATCAGCGGCAACGAGGCGGCGAAGATCGCCAAGAGCGAAGCGGCTGTTTCCATTCTGGAAAAGACCACCGGCACCCAGATTGACACCGACGCGCCGATCAGCGCCGTCAAGACGGCAATCAAGGGCCTTGCAAGCCCCACAGAGAGCGCGAGCGACGTGCGCACGGGTAATTTGCCTATGGCGGCACAGAACGCGCCCAGCGCCGTTTCTGCGCCCTCCGGCACGAGAGACGGAAAAACCGCGATTGCAGAGTTTGCCGGAGCCTTTGGCAGCGAGGGCAAGACCGCGCTGACGCAGAACTATGACGGCAACATCAATCCGCGCGATTATGCAGAGGCTATGACGCGCTTCTATAACGCCGGCGCTGCATCGGCCAAGGGACAGAGCATCAATACCGAGGCGATGATGCGGGCAAATACCGCGCTTTCCCAGCAGCAGAAGCTGGCAGCATACCGCGCGGGTATCCGCGACACAGAAGCCGCTGCTGCGAAAAGCCAGGCAACTGCACCTGCGGCGCAGCAGAGCAATGAAGCGATCTGGAACGCGAACAATGCGCAGCTTATGACCGCTGACGGCAGATCTCCTGCAAGCTATCGCTACGAGACCGTGGCTGTCCTCACAGACGGTACGGCCCTGCACGTTTTCTATGACAGCAAGGCAAAGGCCGAGGCTGCAACCAGAAACGCTGTCGGCCTGCGTGGCGAGGGCACGCAGATCGTTGTCGATTTGCGGCAGCCTGGTGCGCTGGAAAAGGCGCTGAAAGACGTTACCTATGCCAGCGGGCAGCAGCGTGCGGAAAGCGAGATCCGCGTTGCTGGCAGCCGTGAGGCGGCAGAGGAAGCAAGAAACACGGCAGCGAAGCTGGAGAGGCAGCGCGTCGCTGC